ATTCCTTCCGGGGTATCGCTGGTATGTAACAACCCCAGCGATGTAATTCAGTTCGACTTCGACTCGGAATGGAATACTGAAACGCTCAAAACTGCAAGGTTCTCATGGCAGCGGAGCTATGTAGATATTCCTTTCACCGGCAACACGGTCAATGTCCCCGACATCAGTAAAACCAATGTCGTGGAGCTCGGTGTCTATACGGATGACATCGCCTCGACCCCGGTCAAGATACCGTTCAAGCATTCGATCAAAAGTCTTGGCGGTATAATTGCCAACCCAACTGCTGATGTGTACACACAGCTGGTGCAAATGATTAACGGCGGAACCATCAAGGGAGAACCCGGTTACACGCCTGTTCGCGGTACAGATTACTGGAATGCCGATGATATTGCCACTATCCAATCGTATTGCGAAGACAAAATACTGGAGGGTAAGTGGTAATGGGAAATCTTGACACAAGAATGAAAGAACTGGCAGATGCCGTCAGACTAAAATCTGGCGAAACCGGCGATATGACTATCCGTCAGATGATTACTGCTATGGCCGGAATCACAGTTGCAGATGATATCGGTTTTAAATGCGGCACTGTCAGGGCTACTTCTACGGGTTCTGCGAAGGTTGTCGAGCACGGGCTGGGGCATACTCCGGGTGCTATTCTTTTTGTAAAAGTCGGCTCCTATGAAACCAGTTCGCCTTCAAACACCACAACAACATACTATGATGCCCTGATGTCGCTTGTATATGGGGAAGATGCCGGGCATGTGTATTGTTACAATTCCGTGCGCCGCAACTCTTCGTCGTCAGGCACTTCGACAACAACCAGATACTGGACAAACAGTGCCACAACTCCTGCAACCATATTCGGTACCGATCAGACTATCAGTTCCTATTACGTCACAAGCATAAACGAGACCAGCTTTACTACTCCGAAGGGGCTTTTTTCGGGAGACACCTATTTCTGGATTGCATTCAGAGCACCGCTTAAGTGATGAAAAACATTTTGAAGAAAGGAGGTGTGCCAGATGGCTACACGAGGCAGAAAGCCCAAGCCGACCGCGCTAAAGCTGCTGGAAGGCAACCCGGGCAAGCGTCCGATCAACGAGCATGAGCCGATCCCGCCCAAGGGTACGGTCAAATGCCCGACATGGCTGGAACCGGAAGCAAAAAAGGAATGGAAGCGGCTGGCTCCCTCCTTGGAAGCGATGGGCGTGCTGACGCAGGCAGATCTGACCGCTTTTGCCGGCTATTGTCAAGCTTATGCCAGATGGAAAGAAGCTGAAGAGTTCATCTCCCAGCACGGTTCCATCTTCCAGACGCCTTCGGGCTACGTTCAGCAAGTGCCGCAAGTCAGCATCGCTCAGCAAAACCTCAAAATCATGCAGAGCTTCTGCTCTGAATTCGGTCTTACACCTGCCACTCGCGCCCGTATTATCGCCAATGGCGGTGGCAAGGATGATTCCGCTTCGGACGATCCGATGGAATCCCTTCTGAAGGGAGGCTGGTAACGTGGCGTTTGACGAAAGAAAAGCCCAGCGTGTGACGCGCTTTATCGAGGCACTCAAGCACACAAAGGGCGAATTCCACGGCAAGCCATTTGAACTGCTTCCCTGGCAGGAGAAGGTTATCCGCGATGTGTTCGGCACAGTACGAGATGATGATCCCACCATGCGTCAATACAACACTGCATACATCGAAATCCCCAAGAAAAACGGCAAGTCCGAACTCGGTGCCGCGCTTGCCCTCAATATGCTCATAAATGATGATGAGTGGAAGGCTGAAGTGTACTCCTGTGCTTCGGATCGCCAGCAGGCTGCCATCGTATTCGACGTTGCAGTCGATATGGTCAGGCAGTCCCCGGCACTCATGAAGCGCATCAAGATTATTCCTTCCACCAAGCGCATGGTGTATCAGCCCACGGGAAGCATTTATCAGGTGCTTTCCTCGGAAGTTGCCACCAAGCATGGCCTGAATGTTTCGGCCTGCATCTTTGACGAGCTCCACACTCAGCCGACCCGCGCCCTTTATGATGTTATGACGCAGGGCTCCGGTGATGCCCGTAAACAGCCGCTGTGGTTTTTCCTCACGACTGCCGGCACCGACCGAAACTCCATCTGCTGGGAAGTGCATCAGAAAGCCGTGGACATAATCGAGGGCCGCAAGGTCGATCCTCGTTTCTATCCGGTCATATTCGGTCTGCCGGATGAAGCAGACTGGACAAGCGAAGAAAACTGGTACAAGGCTAACCCGTCGCTCGGAGAAACCATTTCTATTGACAAAGTCCGGGACGCGTACAGGAAAGCCTTGGAGACGCCAGCAGATGAGAACATGTTCCGCCAGCTGCGTCTCAACCAGTGGGTCAAGCAGTCTGTTCGCTGGATGCCTATGGATAAATGGGATGAATGCGGACAGACTGTGGACCCGTATTGGCTGGAAGGCCGACCATGCTATGCTGGCCTCGACCTTTCCAGCACCTCCGACCTTACAGCGCTGGTGCTGGTATTCCCACCAACCTCCGAGGAAGAGCCCTATTGGGTTCTTCCTTTTTTCTGGCTCCCGGAAGAAACCATGCAACTGAGAGTACGGCGCGACCATGTTCCATACGATCAGTGGGAACGGATGGGCTTCATCAAGACCACCGAAGGTAATGTCGTACATTACGGCTTCATCGAACAGTTCATTTGTAAGCTCGGCGAACGCTATAACATCCGCGAAATCGCCCATGACCGCTGGAATGCAACCATGATGGTGCAGACGCTGGAAGATGACGGTTTCACAATGGTGCCTTTCGGTCAGGGCTTTAAAGACATGAGTCCTCCAACCAAAGAGTTGATGCGCATCGTGCTGGAACATAAACTGGCACATGGCGGGCATCCCGTTCTGCGATGGAATATGGACAACGCATATGTTCGCACCGATCCCGCCGGCAACCTGAAGCTGGATAAGGAAAAGTCAACTGAAAAGGTTGACGGCGCAGTTGCCCTTGTGATGGCGTTGGATCGTGCTATGAAGAACCTGAGTACCGCTGATTCTGTCTACAATCATCGCGGGTTGCTGGTACTGTGAGGTGATTTCATGCCTAGAAAACCGAAACGACCATGCAGGCATCCGGGCTGTCCGAACCTCTCTGATGGAGTATATTGCGAGGCTCATCGCAAGCTGTATGCCAGGGAGAACGCCTCCGAGCGAGGCTACGACAGTAAGTGGCGATCTGCCCGGGCGCTGTTCCTCAAAAAGAATCCGCTCTGCGCAAAATGTAGAAACGATGGCAAGCTTACACCTGCCACCGTTGTTGACCATATCATTCCGCACCGAGGTGATCCCGTTCTATTTTGGGATCGCACCAACTGGCAGCCGCTTTGCAAAGACTGCCACGATCATAAGACAGGAAGCGGCCTGTAATCATGAAGGAAGTGAGAATCTTGAAGAATCCGTTCGCTCGTATGTTCCGCGCACGGGACAAGCCCACTGATGCCGTATCATCCGCGCCGACTTTCTATTTCGGTACAAGCGCATCCGGCAAGGCGGTCAATCCGTCCTCTGCCATTCAGGTATCTGCTGTTTATGCCTGTGTTCGCGTCATTGCGGAGACTATCGCCAGTCTGCCGTTCCATGTATATGAAACGACCGAGGACGGAAGCCGCAAGGCTACTGATCATCCGCTGTACCGGCTGATCCATGATGAGCCCAACAAGGAAATGACCTCGTTCATCCTGCGTGAAACGATGCTGGCACATCTTCTGCTGTACGGTAATGCCTACTGCCAGATTATCCGTACGGGCAGAGACAAGATCGACAGCATCTATCCGCTTCTACCGGACAAGATGGAAGTTGACCGTGATGCCGGAGGGCTTCTGACCTACACCTATACAACCAGCGACGGTAAACGCTGGCGGCTCGATCCCAGGGATGTACTTCACATTCCCGGCCTTGGCTTTGACGGTGTCATGGGCTACAGTCCCATTGCACTTGAAAAGTCGGCAATCGGTCTGGGCATCGCCGCTGAGGAGTACGGAAGCAAGTTCTTTTCCAACGGCGCTCGCCCCAGCGGTATCCTGACGCATCCGAACACGGTCAAAGACCCGGCTGCACTCAGGGCCAGCTGGAACGCTGCCTACGGAAGTTCCTCCAATGCAAGCCGTGTTGCTGTACTGGAGGAAGGCATGACCTTCGTTCCTCTGAGCCTGCCGAACAACGAAGCGCAGTTTCTGGAAACCCGAAAGTTTCAGGTATCTGAGATTTGCCGTATCTTCCGTGTGCCGCCTCACATGATCGGCGATCTGGACAGAGCGACCTTCAGCAATATCGAGCATCAATCAATCGATTTTGCCGTCCATACCATTCGCCCGTGGCTGGTTCGCATTGAGCAAGCCGTCAACCGCGCTCTTTTCTCCGAAAAGGAAAAAGGGCGCTTTTATGTGCAGTTCAATCTGGACGGTCTGATGCGCGGCGACTACAAAAGCCGCATGGAGGGCTACGCAATCGCCCGTCAGAACGGCTGGATGAGTGCCAACGATATCCGTGAACTGGAGAACATGAATGCCATGTCCGATGAAGAAGGCGGCAATGCCTACCTTGTCAACGGTAACATGATCCCTGTCAACCTCGCTGGCATCACTGCTTTCCTCGCTGCCGCAGCATCCGCCGCACAGTCTGAGAACAGTGATCAGGAGACCGACGGAAACACACCTGAGCAAGAAGAAACGCCGCCCGCCGAGGACAGTAATCCCCGGAAACGGCGAAAACCGAAAGGAGGCAGCGCACCTTGAACCAACTGACATTGGGCAGTCTTTTTGACGGCATCGGCGGTTTTCCGCTGGCAGGCATCAAGTCGGGTATTCATCCCGTCTGGGCATCTGAGATCGAACCGTTTCCCGTGCGCGTAACGCAGAAGCGACTGCCCGATATGAAGCATTACGGCGATGTCAGCAAACTGAATGGCGGCGATCTGGAGCCGGTGGACATCATCACCTTCGGTTCGCCCTGTCAGGATCTTTCCATCGCCGGCAAGCGAAACGGACTGGACGGCGCACGTTCCGGCCTGTTCCGCGAAGCAATCCGAATTATCACAGAAATGAGGTGCAAGACCAATGGACGATCCCCGCGCTGGGCTGTCTGGGAGAACGTGCCGGGCGCCCTGTCCTCGGCGAATGGGCGCGACTTCCGGGAAGTCCTCGAAAGCCTCATCCGCATCAAAGACCCCGAAGCAGATGTTCCTATGCCTGACAGCGGCAAGTGGCTGCCAGCCGGCGAGATCCTGGGAGACAATTTTTCTCTCGCCTGGCGAATCCTCGATGCCTCGAAGGGCTGGGGAGTCGCACAAAGACGGAAACGTATATTTGCTGTCCTCGATCTTGATGGACAATGTGCCGGATCGGTACTCTTTGAGTCCGAAGGCCTGTCTGGGTATACTCCGCCGCGCTGCGAAACGAGGCAAGGAACTGCCCGAGGTACTGCGGAAGGCTCTGGAGAGACAGGCCTCTGCCTGAACGATCAGGGCGGCAGTCGCATGGATGTCACCCGTGAGATGACTTCCACCCTCCGTGCCGAAGCTCATCATCCGCCCTGCATCATGGGTGCTTCCGGCTTCTGTACCGAGCACAGTGCCGACAGCCGCAGCATCGGCTATCGTGAGGAGGAAAGCCCTACGCTCCGTGCGGGGGTTACGCCTGGTGTGGCGATTGAGTTCAATCCCACGGACAGCCGCATCAGGATTAAAGAAGACGGCATCTGCCAGACCCTCTGCTCCCGGATGGGAACAGGCGGTAATTATGTGCCACTGACCTTCTCTTTACCATACTGCAAGGGAACCAGACCCCACTCGGCTGATGAAGCCCAGAAATGGAAGGAAGCTGATGTCGCCAATACCCTCAACACCTTCGATAATGGTGAAGGCAGATGCAATGAACTGGTGGTCAGGGTCTATGGCATGTCCGCCGATCAGAGCAACGCCATGCTGTCGGACAATCCCCACAGCGGCATCTATGAAGCTGACACCAGCAGAACGCTCGACTGCAACGGCGGTTCGCCTGCCTGCAACCAGGGCGGCATGATGGTTGTTGAGCCTGTATACGCCGTAACCACCGGCGAGTTCACTGCTGTCGGTCAGGAGCAAGCCCCGCCCTTGATGGCGCGGGACTGGAAAGATCCGCCCGTTGTGGGCAAGCCTTGCGAGGAGTACCTAGTCAGACGGCTTACTCCGGACGAGTGCTGCAGACTGCAGGGCTACCCTGACGGCTGGTGCAAAGATCTGGATACCCCCGATCCTTCTGAAGAGGACATCCGCTTCTGGACGGAGGTCTTCCGTGAATGGGATGCAATCAACGGCAAACCCGAGCGTGTACGTACCCGAAACTCCATTGTAAAATGGCTCACTTCACCCAACTCTGATGCAGCTGAATACAAGGCATACGGAAACAGCGTTGCTGTGCCGTGTGTCTTTTTTGTTCTCGCCGGCATCGTGTGGGCGCAGAACAAGGAGGTGAAATCTTGAGAGTTATCAATCTGAACGGCTACATCGATGAGGAGGTCTGGTACGGTGACGAGATCACCCCTGACATTCTCCACGATCAACTGTTCGCTGAGGGCGAGGATCACAGCCTTCCTGTCCGCATCATTCTGAACAGCTACGGCGGTTCGTGCAATGCGGCGGTCAGGATGTTTGATGATGTCCGAGCCTATCCCGGTGATGTTCACATCATCGTATCCGGTACAGCTGCATCTGCCGCCACTGTACTTGCAATGGCTGCGGACAGGCTGGAAATGACGCCCGGTTCCATGTGGATGATCCATGATCCCAGCGTTTTTGCTTTCGGCAACGAGCGTGACCTGAATGATGCGATCCGCATGCTCAAGGCTTGCAAGGAAAGCATTCTCAACGTCTATGCCCGTCGCTGCCACAAAAACCGGGATGAAGTAGCCACCATGATGACCGAAACCACGTGGATGGATTCCCACAAAGCCCATACGGAAGGCTTCGTGGACGGCATTGTGGATATGGGCACCGGCATCATCAATGCGGCTTATGACCGCACGGTTGTGCTGAAGGATGCTCAGGCCAAGGTCAGTCTCTGGATT